ATCATGGTCAGATGTACTTCAGGCCAGGTGCCAAAGTGGTGGTCAGGACGGTGCGCAGACCGTTGGTGTTGAGCAGGTCAAAGAAGCCAGCGGTGAGCTTGGCCACATCGTCCTCATACTCCCGGCTGAGCAGCGTCATGCGGTACCGCTCCTGCGGAAAAGACAGGTCCTCGGCCAGGTAGCGCCGGAAGGTGATGATGAAGCGCTTGTCGGCAGCCTTCGCTGTCTCCACCACCTCCTGCACCTCGCCTGTGACGTTGTCCAGGCCAAGCACCAGGTTCTGGAACGCGCTGTTGTCGTTCCTGGGCAGGGCCAAGTCCATGGCCATCGCGATAAAGGTGAGCGTGCGGCCGTCCTCGGTGGTGCACACCCGGTCTTCCCAGCCAGAGCAGTACAGGTGAGAGACGGTGCCGCCCTCCTCCCACGCCTCAATAGTGTCGACCAGCTCGCCTCTGCCCGAGGCGTAGCACTCCTCGATCAGGCTCATGCTTCAGGCCACTCCTTGTTCATAGCGAGGTCAATCACGTTCTTGTTCAGCCAGTACTGCGGGAACTGCTCCCAGGGCGCCGGGATGAGCGGGCGCTCTTTCAGCTGCAACACCGCCGAGTATCGCCAGCGCGTGATCTGCGTCAGATCTGGGCCCTGATAGATACCCTTGAAGTGCGCCTGGTAGGTAGTGAAGCCAGCTGGCGTCTGCAGGCGTATCTCGAACCACTCGTAGCCGTTGTCGATCGTGCGCGCATACCACCCCTCGAAGATGCCGGCCTCTTCCTGGCTGAAGTTGAAATTTACCTTCACCTCAGTTGGAACATACCGGTGGCGAACGCGGTACCGTGTCCGCCCCGTGACCATCTGCGTAGCCCGCATCGGGTCGACCGTGCTCAGGCCATACCCCTCCTGCAGAGGAAGTGGCAATTCTGCCGGGTATTGAATCATTGCCATTCCTCATGCCATGGCTATTTGCGATCACCCTGGCATATCCTCCAGGCGCCCCTAGGTGTAGGAGCCAGCGGGGCTTGGATAAATACTGAACAGGAAGATCGTATGAGCTATGAAGGTTTGAACGAGTTTGAGACTGACGTTCACAAGGTTATTCAGCGGCTCGACAGCGAGGTTGCGACGCTGCGCTGCCTGGTCACCGCGCTTATTCAGCAAGCCAAATCGTCAGGAGGACAAAAGGCAGTTGATGACGTAGTTGCCATTGCCTTGAGCGAAGCCAAGGAACTGAGCAGAAGGTCTGATAGCGATGCCGATACGTCGTTGATTCGCGCGATCGCCAACGGTGTATCTACACACCGCTAACGATCGGCGGGAGCCCTAGGGCCTCCTCAATCCGGGCAAGCCTGCGCTGCAACAGGTCGGCTTGCCTTCTCCGCTCCTCGATGGCGCGGTCAAGTCGGTTGAGTCTTTCTGCCTTCAGCTTCTGCTGCTCCAGGTATTCCTCAGGGCTTTCACCCATAACGCTAGCCATCAAGCTGATACCGTCCATCATGCATTCCTCTCAAATTTATGGTCTCAGGATCCGGGCCGGCGAAGGCCGTAGGCATCCTCCAAAGCTTGCGACATAGGGCCACCACCCCAGATATCAGCCACATATACTGTGGCCATCTGATCGCCGTTGTCGTCGCGGCTTTGCTCTACCGTTCCCGCCCGCGACCGATCCTGCACCAAGTTGACTACAAGGTTGGTCTGAGTCTGTGCCTGGGCCTGACCTCTGTCTGAAGGTTGCGCGGAGGCTGCAGATGTCGAGCCACTCCTACCAGCCACCGATACCCGCTCATTCGAGTTGATCGCCTCCAGCAGAGCACGGTTGCGCTTGGTAGCCGCGGCATTCACCACGAACTCGCCGTCACTCAGCCTGGCCATGATGCTGTCGGAGGTGCCGGTACCTGCGCCGGACACGTAGCCACCGGTGGCGAAGCCCGGAAGGCTTACCGAGCGGATCGATGCAACCTGGGCCATCTGCGCAGTGAGGGCAGCTCCTGCGGCCGCAATGCCGAGCGCAGGACCGACAATTGGGATGCCAGCCATTGCTGAGTAGGCATCACTCGCTGTTTTCGGGGCATTGATCAGGGCCTGAGCGATTGCCACGGCCTTCGAGACAGCAAACATCGCCTTGTAAGCAGAAGACTGCTCGCCTGCAAACGTTCCAACAACACTGGTCAGGTCGCTGAACATGTCCTGAGCGATGGCGATTCTAGCCATGCTCATTGCCTGCTCGTTCCTCATGGTATCGGCGGCGCGCTGTTGCTCGAGCTGACGAATTGTCTCGTCATATTGAGCAGCATTCTCCACCTCAAGCTCGCGGTACTGCTGGTACATCGCTATCCGCTGGTCGTACCACGCCTGAAGCTGAGCATTCTCCTCGGCCATGCGTGTCAGTTCTGAGCTAGGCCCGCCGACCTCTGCCGAAATCACAGAGGTATTCGGCTTGCCGCTAAAGATCTGACCCTTGATCGATGAGTCGATACCTGCCCTGGCAATGTTGCCAGCCGGCCCCTGGATTCCAGTTGCTGCCGCTTTCTGAGCGTAGAGCTCTGCTAGGCTTTGACCCTTCACATACTGGTCGTTGATCTGCTTTAGTCGGGTAAGGTGCTCATCCTGACCCTGTACAACCTCGGCATACATCGACGAAGACTTAGCCAGCGCCTCGTTGTACTGCTGCTGGGTGATCCTCCCTTTCGACAGCAGAAGCTCCAGCTGGGATTGGCGCTCGACGTACTCTTGCAGGGCGAACTTGGCCGGCTGGGCCGCCTTGTACAGGTTGTCGAAAGCGGTCTGAGCTTCGTTCAGCTTGCTCGAAAGACCCTTCTGTCCTTGCGGCGACCCTGCATTTCCGGACTTCGTCGTGGTATTGCCGTCAATCTGATCCAGTACATCCTGAACCATCTCGGCAACCGTCTTGGTTTTCGGCAGCGACTTCGGCTGCGCGGCAGGCTGGGCCTGGCCGAAGGTCAGCAGGCTTGCCCCTTGCAGATTCTGTTTGGGCTCGTATTTCTCTACCAGCGAAAGACCTTTCGCATACCGAACCGTCTGGTCGATAACGGTTTGAATCGCATCAACTTGACGTTTGGCGCTCGACTCGGCGTTCTCGGCCATGGTCTTCATGGAGCGCCCCTGGCTCTCCATTTGAGTCTTGATGGCTTCGGACGCGGTGATTGATGCCGTCAGCTGAACGCGCAGCCGTTCCTGGTCTTCCTTCTTGCCATCCTTGACGGCCTCCTCGTACTTCTTGAGGAAATCTGTCTGTTCGCCGATCAGACGAGCATATTCGACCTGCTGGCTGTTGAAGCCGGCCTTCGCAGCCGTATATGCCGCCTCTTGGGCGGTGTTTGCGCCAATCAGGTCGCGGGTCTGCGTCAGCTGGGAAATGTACTTATCCCACGCCTGCTCACCACCACCGACTGCCGCAGCCGAGGCCTGCTGCGCGCTCGCCAGGGACTTTGCAGAGCTGGCAGCGCCATCAGTTGCGGTCTTGCTGCGGTCAAGCAGGCGGGCGTAGTCGTCAGCTTTCTGGCTGCTGGCCGAGTACTCGGCGCCGATCTTGACCAGTTCGTCGCGGTACACGCTGGAGATCTGGGTATTGCTGGTCAGCCATCCGGTCAGCGAGTCAAGGGAGCGCTGACCATTTCCGACCTCTTCGAACATGCGCTTGAAGGCGTCTGCAGACTCCACGCCGCTGGCACCAAGCGAATTCAGACCATCAAATGCGCGGGTGAAGTACTCATCAAGAGCGCTGCTAGCATCCCTGGTCGCGTCACGCTGCGCTTCCATCCATTTCGCAGACTGGAAGCGCTGCTGTTCGGCGCTCAGTTGCTTGAATTTGGAAATCGAGTCATCAAGCGTCAGGTTCTGGTCGATCAGCGATTGAGTAGCGCTGTCGGTGCTGGACGAAAAGTAAATCATCGCCCCTGCTACCGCTGACAGACCCAGGGTCACTAAGCCGAGCGGGCCTCCGAATGCTGCCAGCGCAGCAGATCCGGCTGTACGCGCAACGGTTCCACGCTGTTCCGCTGCGTTTAGGGCATTCTGAGCAGCGGTCTGCGCACCAAGAACTGCGACACCTTCCGTGCGAGCAGCATTAAGCGCGACAGTCTGCTGACCTACTAAGGCGCCAGTCGCTAGCTCTGCTTGACGGGCGGCAGCAAGCCTTGCCTGTGCCGCCGTCAGATTTTCCGATGCCGCTACCTGGGCAGCAGACAGCCTCCCCTCAGCCGCTGCAAGCTGAGTGGCGATGGACGCTTCTGCAAGCCTTATCTCAGCCAGTCGCGTATGGGAGTCGGCCAGCCCTTTCGCGCTGATCTGAGCTTTGATACGAGACGCTTCAAGCTGGCGATCTGCGGCAAGCTGGGATGCCACCGACTTGAGCTGTGCAACCTCCAGGGCTTCAGCTTGGGTTGCTAGCGCCATGCCTGACTTGAGGAGCTTTACATTAGATAGCTCGGCTTGGGTTGCGGCCATAGCCTCGCTACGGGCGTAAAACGCCCTAGCAAGAGAGGCTTCGGCGGCTGCTAAAGTCACGCTGTGGATGGCAACCGCCTCCGAAGCAGCTGCCAGCTCACCCTGACGTGCTGCTACGATTTGCTGGCTTGCAGCAGCCGTGTCAGCTAGGCGCGCCTTGGCTGACATAGCTAAAGATGAAACCAGGCCAACGCCTACTTTTGTTGCGTAAGCGCCAGCAACTGCAATCAATGCGTCGGTGTTTTCGATCGCGCTCTTCAGGCCGTTACCACCAACGGCAACAAGACTTCCAAGTCCGCTGGCTATTCTCTGAATGCCCATGACCACGTCTGGCTGGGCAAGCGACTTGGCAAGGGCGTCAACCGAGCTGACAACGGGATCCACGTTGATCTGGCCAATGGCCGCCACGAAGTTGTTCTTCAGCGCAACCGACGCCTGCTCGAACCGGCGAGGCATCTTGTCTAGCTCGCTGTTCAGCGACGACAACGATTGCAAGAGTGCATTGGTGACCACATCGGATGTGATCTTGCCTTCCGCTGCCATCTGGCGGATCTGGCCGTTTGTGACGCCCAGATAATCCGCTAAGGCCCGAGTAATGCGCGGGCCCTGCTCCATCACTGAGTTCAGTTCTTCACCGCGCAAGGTGCCAGACGCTAAACCTTGGGACAACTGAATAGCTGCGTTCGATGCCTCTTGCATCGTCGCGCCAGAGATCACGAACGCCTTGTTGAGCGCGTCCGTGACGTTTAGCAGCTGCTCCTGGCTGAATCCTGCGCCGCGCGTGGCGTTAGCCAGTCTGGTGTACAGCGACACCGTAGACTCCAGCGAGCTGCCGGTGTTGTTGGCCATCGCCAGCAGCTTTTGGAAAGACTCGTTGGCGTTGGTCGTCGAGGTGCTGACTAGTGCCAGAGAGCCCTGCATGGACTTGAAAGAGTCGGTAAGGCGCAAGACTTCACGGGTAACAGCCCCAACGCCTAGAGCAGCAATGGCGCTACCAGCCGCCCTGGCGGCATCACCTACGCCTCTGGCGCTGTCGACTGCACCGTCGCCAGCCACTTGTAGCTTGCCCAGGCCAGATCGCAACTGGTCGACCTGCTGCTTTGCGCCGCGCGAGTCGATGACTATCGCGAGTCTTGATTCCTGGGTCATGCCTTTCTCCGGGATCGAGTAGGGTGAGGGATTTTTTTTCCCTCA